AACCCACAATGCAGCAAGTTTTGCTAGTCACCAGTACCACACACAGGTAAGAGATGACTTAGGAATCAAGATGAAAAAAAGATGGACTGCTACAAACGATGCACGTACTAGATCAAACCATGCACAAGCTAACGGTCAGACAGTAGATATGGATGAGAAGTTTCTAGTGGGTGGTACAGAGATGGCATATGCAGGTGATCCTGCAGGGGGTGCAGCAAACACAGTGAACTGCAGGTGTGTAATTATTTATGTAGATGAGGATGATATTGTTGAATAAGTTACCACTCATGGCAATTACCACAAGATGAACCAACAGATTGAGTAGCTATAGTCATAGCTAACAAAATACCTTTTCTATTGGGTTTTACATTTATGATCTTAAATTCTGCAACTGTCTTATCTTTAATTACATTAAAATATTTGTCAGCTTCTCTTTTATTGTCAAAGAAATATGTTGCTTCGTTATCGTTTCTGTCAACAACTATATAAATTTTCATATTTTACCTCAATGTATTTTTTTACCGTACTTCATGATCTCTTGTATCCTTTTCCAGTCATTAGGTGATACTAACTTAAAGACTTCATCCATTGTCATGGAAGCAAGGTCTGCCTGATACTTAATGGACATCCTAACAAGAATATCCATTAATGGTGTCATCTGACCAAGTTCTTTACTAAGTGGTTTTTCTTTTAATGACATTACTTATCCCCTTTGTTGATTTCTCTTTGCTCTACCCTTTCCCATACATCACTAAATCTCTCTAACCATTCTTTTTGATCTTCAGTGTTGTAGTTACCACCCATACGAGATTCTAAGGCACAGCAATGCTCTAACCCATGCTTCTCGTAGAAGTTAAATAGAATGTCGCACATATAATTAAATAAAGTAAATTCTCTATCTTTAAAATGTTCCATTACTTACCCCCTTTGAAAATATCACGTAAGACAGCAAGTTCATGATGATCATTTTTTATGTCGCCCAATGTGCATTGAATACCATCAAAGAAATAATCATCGTTATCCTTAATAAGATTTGCATAATCTTCTTGTGATGCTTCACGCACATTTCTAATTAAACTATCATGACATTTATTGAATTTGTCATTGATGATGTCAAGTAACAACTCCTGTTGCTCTTTAGTAATAGATATATTCATTATGCTACCTCTTCTTTATTGATACCAAAGACTGCATACATCTTGTAAGTCAAATCTAATAGATGTTCGTCATCTAAAAAAACTTCATAACTATAAGTATAAAAGCCATCATCATGGAAGCTAAAAATACAACCTAGTTTATTGTTGATCTTGATGATTCTATTTCTCCAATCTCTTGAAACTGGTACAAATCGTTGACCTGATCTGTAACCTTTTAGTTTTCTTCTATTTGGCTCTTGAGCAAAAGACTTAAAGACCATTCCTAGTGCCTTGATGTCTGTATTAGTAAGTGCTTTACCATAGATAGGATTTTCTACATACCTATTATCTATGTAGATACATTCCTTAGAACGTAAGTTGACAAGATAGCCAATGCACTGATCAACATAGTCTTGTTTTATACGTTCTTCGTTAATTGAGTTTGAGTTTGTCATTTTATTATCTCCAAAGTTATAAGTGTATTGTAAACCCAAAATGGGATACAACACAATACTTTTCATCATTTTTTTTTAATACACTAAATATTGTGATATTCTTGGGCTTCATATACTATATATAGATATGCCAATACCTAAACCAAAATTGGGTGAGAGTAGACAACAATTTTTAGATAGATGTATGGGAGATGACACTATGACAACAGAATACGATTCTGAGCAACGTCTAGCTGTCTGTACTACGCAGTACGATTCAAAAGAAGATTCCAACGAGAATGACCAAAAAGAGCAAATCAGACGTGATGTTTTCACAACCGAAGAAGAAGCTGAAGAAAGAGCAGAAGCCATAGGTTGCAGTGGCACACATAGCCACACAGAGGATGGTCAAACAATTTACATGCCATGCAGTTCACATGACGATTATGTAGAACGTGTTGGCAGAGATGTCGCAGGTTACAAAAAGCCAAAGAAACCCAAGAAAAAAGAAGAAGATTGTGGATGCGATAATTCCATGAACAACATAGAAGATTTAAAATCTTTTATAGACATCAAAACAGAACTCAAGGCTTATGAAGATGAAGAAGATTTGGAGAAAGCCACAGGTGAATTTGAAGGTTATGGCAGTGTGTTCAACAATACTGATCTTGGTAATGACGTTATTAGGAATGGTGCATTTAAAAAGTCTTTGTCAAGACGTGGTGCTAAAGGAGTTAAACTCTTATACCAACATAAGTCAGATATGCCTATAGGTGTCTTTGAATCTATCAAAGAAGATGAACACGGTCTAAAAGTCAAAGGCAGACTTGCTATGAAAACACAAGCAGGTCAAGAAGCATATGAATTAATGAAGATGGGTGCTTTAGATGGTCTATCAATAGGCTTTAGAGTCAACCCTAAAAAAGTTTCTTACGATAAGCGTACTAAAAAACGCATTATTGATGAAGTAGATTTAATGGAGATATCTCTCGTTACGTTTCCTATGAACCCACAGGCAACTGTGCGTAGTGTGAAAGGCGAAGAAATTTCTATTAGGGAATGGGAAAATGGTATGCGAGATGCTTTCCAACTTTCTCGTTCAGAAGCAAAACAAGCTGCAAAAGCAGTGCATGAGGTATTTATTCAGCGAGATGTTGAGGACAATACTGAATTGGTAGATGCCATAAAACAATTAACCAAAACCTTAAAACAAGCATAATAGGAGAATACTATGTCAGAACATGACGTAAAAGAATCCCTTACAGAATTTGGTCAGGCTTTTGAAGAATTTAAGAAAGTCAATGACGAAAGACTGGAAGCGATAGAAAAAGGCGAAGGTACAGCTTACTTAGACGAGAAGATGGAATCAATTGAATCCAAGTTGAATCAATTTGAAGATATCTCAAAAGCTGTGCAACAAGCCGAAGCTAATGCTGAAAACATCAAGGAGCAGGTTGCTAAACTAGAAACGGTCATCAAACGACCAAACTCAGGTTTAGACACTAAGCAAGTTGATGAAAGGGTAGCTGCTTTTGATTCTTACTGCAGAAAAGGCATTGAAGGTCTTGAACCTGCAGAAAAGAAAGCATTAACAGTATCCAATGACAGCACTGGTGGGTATCTTGCACCACCTGAGTACGTGAGAGAGTTACTTAAAACTGTAACTGAAATCTCACCAATCAGAAGTATTGCAAGAGTTAGAAGTACTGGACAAAGATCAATCCAAGTTCCAAAAAGAACTTCACAGTTCTCTGCGGAGTGGGTTGCTGAGTCAGGTACAAGAAGTGAGACTACTGGATATAACGTAGGTCTTGAAGAAATCCCTGCACATGAGCATTACGCTTTAGTAGATATTTCTGAGCAAGACTTAGAAGATTCAGTATTTGACCTAGAAGCTGAAATGCAATCAGAGTTTGCAACACAATTTGCAAAAGCTGAAGGTACAGCTTTCGTAAGTGGTAACTCAGTTGGAAAACCTGAAGGCATCTTAACTAACAGCAATGTTGGTGAAGCTGTATCAGGTAGTGCTTCTGCTCTTACTGCAGACGGTCTTATCACTTTAGTGCATAGCATTAAATCTGATTACATCAGAAATGGAACATTTGTATTTAACAGATCAACTCTTTCTGCTATCAGAAAACTTAAAGATACTGCAGGACAGTACGTCTTCCAACAAGGAATGATGTTGTCAGGTGGTATGTCATCAACAATCTTAGGGCATCCATATGTGGAAGCAACTGATATGCCTGATGTAGCATCTAATGCATTTCCAATCGCATTTGGTGATTTCAACAGAGCATACATGATTGTTGACAGGGTGGCTTTAGCAGTATTGCGTGACCCATTCACACAAGCTACAACTGGTAATGTAAGATACATTGCTAGACGTAGAGTTGGTGGACAGGTCGTCCAAGCTGAAGCTATAGTAAAACAAAAAGTATCAACATAAGGTAGGTGATATATGAAAGATTTAGCTAACAATATTTCAGTTGTACAATCTATTGCTCCTGTTGTCGGTTCTTCTGATACCAATGGTACAGGGGTTGACCTTCAGGGCTTTGAATCAGCTACTATCGTTGTAGATACAGGTGTTGAAGGAGATACTTTATCTTCAAGTGTAAAGGTTGACTTTATTCTTCAAGATTCTTCTGATAACTCTTCATTCTCAGCAGTAACAAGTAATAATCTTGTAACTGACGGAGCAGTTGATTCATCAGGTATCTTTTTGACCTTAGATGCAAATGGCGAAACACCACAAGTAACCTCTATTGGTTATGTTGGTGGTCAAAGGTATGTCAGAGTTGTTGCCGATTTCACAGGCACACACTCTAATGGCACACCGATTGCTGTTTCAGTTATCAAAGGTAGTCCAAGACACAATGTAGATGCTGATAGCAACTCAAGTCGTTAATTAGACTTTTGGGGGGGTCAAACCCCCCATCTTTTTTTATAGGTAAAGAGAATGGCAGGAAAAAAATACAAAATCTTAGTTCCAAAAGCAGGAGCAAGTGATTCACAGGGTACACAAGTAAAGCTATATCAACATGATGAAATAGTTGATGCCAAAGAAGAATGGCAAGATAGCTTAATGGGTGCATTTGTACAGAATGGTTGGGCTATGGAAGTCAAAGCAGACGGTGCAGAAGAATCATTAGAAGTAGAAGCTGACATCAAACGAGCAAGAAACGAAGATGGCACTTTAAAAGGTGACGATCCAAGTACTCCTGATGTCAATGAAGCATGGGAAGGTGGTAAAGCACCTAAGAAAAAAGCTACTAAAAAGAAAAGCACTGCTAAAAAGACAACAGCAAAGAAAACTACCAAGAAAAAATCCTAAGTTGAGTCATGAACTCACTTTGGTATCTGTATGACACAGAGATTTCTACAGACATTTGTGCAGACATACTGGGTAACTGGAATGATTTTGAAGCACAGAAAGGAAAGGTAGGGGACAAACACTTCGCACAAAAGGAATCTGTACGCAGTTCCAAGATCAACAAGTTTCCATACGGAACACCACAACAAGCAGAGTTTCAAAAACTTTTAGAGCCATTTATAACTGTAGCCAACAGAGAATGTTTTGGTTTCAATCTAAATGGTTTTTGCGAATTCCAAATAGCAGAATACAACGTAGGTGACTTCTATGTTGAACATATTGATACCAACATCAATGATAGTGAGTCACACAGAAAATTAAGCATTACTTTACAACTTACAGACCCCAATCTTTATGATGGGGGTGATTTTCAGTTTGGTTGCAATATTGCTAACCCAACAAGCGAAACACTAAGACAAAAAGGCTCTATGCTTTTATTCCCATCATTTTTACCCCATAGCGTATATAAGGTCACAAGAGGTAAGCGATATGCTCTTGTTGGTTGGTACGAAGGCAAGAAGTGGTCATAAACACTATGGCAAATTACACTAATGATGATATTATTAACAGAGCAGATGCACTTTGTGGTAGATACCATGTACACATTGGAGATTTTTAATGACAGCAGGTTTCCACCATTTCGTTATAGAACAAGGTGCTACATTTTCAAAAGTTCTTACGCTTAAAGATTCAAGCGATGCATTAATCAATCTAACAGGCTATGCAAGTGCAGAAATGGATTTGCGTAGAAATGCAGACAGTTCAGAAGTCTTAACGCTTACCACTGGTAACAGCAGAATATCTTTAGGTGGTAGTGCAGGTACAGTAACACTCACAATATCAGCAACAGATACAGCAAGTATGACTGTAGATGATGGTGTCTATGATTTAGAGATAGTTAGTGGTGGTGGCGTAGTAACAAGAATACTAGAAGGCACTTACAGTGTCAGACCTAACATAAGTAAATAATGGCAATATCTAAAGTAACAGTAAGCGATAGTTCTACAATAAACACCGTAGAGGTAGCAGATACCAATGCAATTACAGTTATAACTGTAGGAACACAAGGTCCAGAAGGTCCAAACACTATATTAGGTGCAAGTGTTGCCAATGCTTTTCCTGTAGGCTCTACTGACGATGGTGCAGGTCTTATATATGATGATGCAAACACAAGGTGGTTAGCATCAACCAATAGTCTTGCTAATAGCCTGAACTTTAAAATACCAAACCTTACATTTAATTCAGGACAAACTGTATCTTCTATCCTTGACGAAGATAATATGGGTTCAGACAGTAATACTGCTCTTGCTACCCAACAATCCATCAAAGCATACGTCAATAGCCAAATAGCAGGTGTTGATCTTGATTTTCAAGGCGATACTGGTGGTGCTTTATCTATTGTACTTGGTAGCGAAACATTAACCG